TATTGTGTAGCAAATTTCAGGGATTTTGTCAAGGCCTTCGTAAATAGAAAATTTTTCCCTCAGCTATAAATTTCAGGGATTTTGATCATGTGGTCGTAAACGAAAAAATTTGCCCTCATGCCCACAGCATACAAAAAATCCACAGGATGTGGATAACCCTGTGGATAATTTGGGCTAGATATGTTTATCTATCTAACCAGGCATTCTCATATTCATTGTATATGCCTAATTGATTAAATTAACTTCATCGAATTCCTTCTCCTCATACTCTCTTTGTATCCTATAGGACTGAGGTATTGATTTGAATAGTTCCGCCTTTGTTTTAGGAAGTTTAAGAAACTCAAACTCCTTGTATTCTTGTATTTGCTTGATTGCTTCGTTTAGTTCATTGGCTAGATAGGTTCCTTCTGATTCCACCCCGTCATAATCGTTGTTCCCGTGACGAAGCGATACCTCCTTGATGACCTGACTTACCAGTTCCATTAATCTATCTAATGTGTAGTACGGTTGATTAGCCATGTATCGAGCCATGATTGCTGGATTGAACCAATGGTCTTCTGTTAGATTAATCAGTTGTTCTGCTAACTTGATTTCGTTTGACTTACTCATTTTCCGCCTTTCGTTAACTGTCTATTATACCAAAATGAAGCAGGGCTGGCAATGCCCACGGATCCCACCGCTATCGCCAGCCCCACACTTGGGTCCTTACTTAGCCTTGTTAACTGGCTCTGCTGTAAAGACAATTCCTTTGGTTGCTGCCTCTTGGAGGGCGACCTTTGCTGCACCTGAGAAACGTCCACGAACGCCTACTGTAATGCCCTGAGCTTTTAGATATTCACGCTTTGTTGTCATTTGTTTTTATCCTTTCAAGATAATTGGTTTGATTTAATTATAGCAACTTTTCACGGATTTGTAAATAGTTACCGTAAGCAACTTTTTCTGCCCTTATGTTAAATTAGTTTGTTCAATACGATCTTTAATTAATTTAGCAATGATGTTATGGGCCTCAATGTTTTCGGTTTCGCTGCCACCCCACAGGAGCTTTTGGGCTTTATCTAATTGATCGTTCACGTACCTGTCACTCATCTTCATCTTCGTCCTCTTCCTCTTCTGGATCCACAAGGTACCCACGGTTTAACATCCAATCATGTACATCTTCGTTGTGTTGTTCTGCACCGTACTCTAGAGAGAAGCCTTGCCCAGCCTCTACAGCCTCACACAGGTGGTCCCACATCTGTTCTTCTGTTACTGTACAGGTGTAGTCCCCGTCTTCCATTTTGTACTTGATGACGTCCCATGTCCATAGCCAAACCAAGGAGAGACCTAGGTCGGTGGTGCTTAGGATGTCAATACATTCGTTTAGTTTATCTTTATCTTCAGGTTTCATTTCATTCCCGCTTTCAGTTCTCGGTCATATGCTTCACCAATAGCAAATGACAATTGATAAGTTAGTTGATATAGTTCAACCAAGGCGTCTAGTCGTCCCGTTGCCTCAGTACGTGCCATGGAATCCATTGCCTCTTCTGATTCATCTTCAATTGCTTGTGCGTCTGAAAGTTCTTGCTCAGCAATGAACATTAGATTCTTTAGTTCCCCGTGCATGATGTCAAGGCCTGATACTCCAGCATTGACCATGCGTTGCAAATGGGGCGGGAGCCCAATATCTTCTGCATTCATTATTCATACCTTTCGCTAGTAGAGTTCATTATATCAGTTGCCACTGACAATAAATGTTCGGTTGCATCAATTGCTCCCATATAGAATGAATCTGATTCCCAGTATTCATCCTCATTTAAAGGTTCATTGTTTCTTGCATCCTCTAAGTCCTGGTTAAGACTAATTAAATGAATCTTCATATATTCCAGGAATTGAGATGACTTAGTCAAAATAGCCCTCCGCCCATAATCCTTCTAAGAAACTAGATACTTCTTCTAATCCCTTGGAAATGCCTGAATTGCCTAATTGTTTACAAGCAATATTAATAGTGGCAAGCATCATATTTATATCAGATATTTCGTAACCTAACATTCTATTGCCTCCATATATTTAACCATAGTGTTTAATGTTATATGAATGTGACAATCACAATCATCAGATGTGTCTCTGTCATCAAAATGAATTAAGTTGTCATCATAGATATAATTAATTAGTTCCTGTGTAGTAATCATAAGCAGTATTCGTCTCCCTCAATATAGCCATAATATTCATTGTATGATTGTTTTAAGTTATCAGGAGCAAATGACATGAATTGCCATTCCGCATAATCGCTACCCTCATCTAAATTTTTACTGTTCCATTGTTCAAATAGGTGTTGCTCAATATCTACTTGAATTGCTCCAAGGATATGTTCTCCTACTGTATCTGTAAATGCTTCCATTATGCTTCCGCCTTTCTATATTCGGGTACTTTAGTGTCTAAGTATATCTTATGGGTCTGACAAATTGCTACAGCCTCTAGGTCTGCCTCGCCAAGCCAGTGGCAATTGCCACAGATTTCGCCACAGTCATTTTCTTCACAGTATTCCATTTGGTTAATGGCATCACAATCACGACATTGGTTGTCGTATTCTGATTCTGAGATAATTTCTCCACGAAGCATCTCTAACTCCCCACCCCAACCTGTTTCTTCTTCATAAGATAAAGTCATAAGTAAATTAGGGTATTGTGCAGATAGTTTAAGCAAAGCATTTATTGGACGAGACCAAGCAGTATTAAAGTTATAATGGACTACATAGTTCTCGCCATTTTCTGCTTCCTCGATAGTTGTATCAGGATAAAGATTATCTTCTGATACGGCTACATCCCATTTAGTGCTCCACTCACGGACATTAAAGTTATACCAGTCATTGGTCTCAAACTTCATTGCCTCAGAAAAATCGGTGGAACGAGGAGGTTGTCCATGATATACCTCATCAGTAATACCAGCATCTCTATAGTTATAGATATTATGAAAAGCAAAGATAGGATTAACATACTTAGTCTGCTTAACATCATATGATAAATCACCTACTGCAGTAATAGAATAAACGAATGGCTTATTCATCTGCTTGATTAAAGATTTTACTTGCTCAGGATTACCTTCTATAGTTAATCCATTAAATACCCAATTTGGCATTTTATATCCTTTCGTTGATATGTTCTAATTATAGACTAGACCACTGACAAATGGAATAGATTTGCCATGTGATACATGCCACATGATTCAGCTTTGTGGTCAAGATCACAGAAATTCAGGCGATTTTATATTGACGTCGTAAACAAATTATAATACCCTCAGCCTTTGTGGGCAAATAGAAACCCCCAGCTAAAAGCTGGGGGGTATGAATATGGCTGCTGATTTCCAACGAAAGAAATAAACCGCTTTACTTAGCGCCTGGCCCGCAGACTAGTTAGACGCACCATTTCATTTCTATATTAAAACCAGGACCAAGGTCCTAGGTCCAATTATACCATAACTAGTCGACTGTATTTATCTACGAATTTATCAATTGGCAGCGAGAAGACTACCTGAGATAGGTCCTCTTCATACAGTGTAAATGTTTTCTTAGACCAATCAATCACAGGCACCTTGTGCTCGTTGTCCCCAATATGATTAATATAAAGACCCCAGCCTGTTTCTGATTCCCATTCCTGTGCAACCAATTGAGATATGCATATACGTGTAGCATATGCCTCATCCGTCCACCGTGGTTCTGCTTTTGCTACTGCAGTGGCCAAGTGGTGCAGCATCTCTGAGCCCGCCCAATGTCCATATAGATATAATGTTTCGCCCTTAGAATCTCTGAATCCAAAGTTTGCTCTATTTCCCATTTTATTCCGCCGTTTCTAATTGTTGTTCTTTTTCGTAGTTGAGTAATTGTACCATTTCATGGGCCCAGTCCACAAGAGACTCGCCCTGTTTGTTTTTATGATGTCCGCAAAAATAAAGGGACATTGCATCTTTCTTTGCTTCCCACATAGCTTGCGCTGCACATTGATCACACTTAAGCCATTCAGCCATCATAGGTTTCCACCTTCAATCATTTCTGAAAGACGGTCAAGGATCCAAGAATCGATGTCGGCGATATCAATCTCTGATAATTTCTCCATCAGTTCTTCACGAGCAAACTTATACCCGTCTTGAAAACCATCTTTATAATCTGACATTACTTCTCCTTATATCCTGTCGCTTCTCTGTCTGACCAGTAACTTTCAGTTAAGTTATACTTGTCACGAATGCGACTTACCTTCTCAATACTACCAGTTCCGATGTTGAAAGTCAACGGTCCACATTGTTCAGGGTCTAATCCAAGCAACTCTGCTTCCCAAGTAGCCCTCGCAAAGGCTACTTGAGTAGGAGCGGTAAGTTCAAAGTACATTAGCACTCACGCACATTACATACTTCGGTGTCATCAATTGTGATGTTACCGTTATTTGAATCAGCATAAAGAGCATCTGTAACTTCTGACTCAAGGTCCATATCATAGTCATTTTCAAGAATATTGAATGAATATGTTCCGCTAACTTCAACAGATGCAGTAAACTGAACTTCTTTGATTAGTTCAATTGAAAGCGCTTCAGCAATTTCACGAAGTGTATCTTGGTCACCTGAATCAGCATATGCCTCGCAGATAATTTCTTTGACTGCATCAATCTGAGATAGCAGAGTAGTTACACGCTTCTGTGATTGACGTCCATTATGTAAATCCCACTCGATAGATGCAACCTTATCAGTTGCATATTCTGCATCTGAATAACCACGGATTACTTTGTAGGTAACCAATAGGTTGGAGTTATATGTATCGGGAACTGTTACTGCAGGTGTTGTTGTATCTTCCATTTTTTCCTCTTTCGTTGTTGTTGGTGCAATTGTAGCATGCTCCACTGACAATAAGGTTGTCTTACGGCCACATGGACATGTGAGTTCTGTCACACCTGATGGGAATCCAAATCCATCTGATGATGTTAATTCAATTAGACAATCACATTCATCTGGGTCACAGACAAATGTATATTTACTTGATACTAGTTCGTTGGTCATGAAGAGAATTATACACGAGGCCACTGACATTTACAAGGGATTCCAGGAAAATTTTTTGTGACTCGTAACACATTTTTAACCCCCTTACCTTTGAGGGCGGTGCGATCTGTAACGGACTTGAACCGTCGACCTCTACCGTGACAGGGTAGCGCTCTAACCAACTGAGCTAACAGACCAATAAAAAATGTGAGCAGTTTTAAATCTTGCTCAGGATTTTATTTATTTAGAAAGCAGAAACCAATTTCTTGATTTTGTTTTTCTCAGCGGTAAGAACTGGGTCAAACCCTGATGCACCTGCCATAAGAGTTTCACCATTTCCACGTCCTGAACGATAATAATCTAAACGCTCAGTAAGTGCATTAAACGCACCCCACTTTGTGCCTTTGATATTGGCATTGGTTGGTGAGTTGTGATACAAATCATCAAGCAGGACAACTTTGTTTTCCCACTTCTTAATTGCACCCTTAGCATCTTTTTCAGGCTTTGGATAAATTGACTGAATCAACTTTGAGAATTCAGCATCAGTAATAGATTGCTCGAACATTGCTTTTGCTTCGATTTCAAATTCATCAAAGTAACCAAGAGCAAGCCCAAGAGTTTCACGAGCAACTTGAATGCGACCTTCAACAGATTGCGTGTGGCGAATCTTGAAAGATTGCTTTGCATTACGCATTGCAAGATTCAAAGTGTTTTGGCATACAACACGAACAGGAGTAACCGCTGCTTGAACAGCAACAGACCCGTCATGAGATGTCCATACGATTAGATACAACTTTGTTGCATCATTAGCACCTTGTGGGTCAAGCACCATTGTGCGAGGAATATCAACTGTACCGAATACAACTTTGCCCTGCTTAAGAGAGCCAGCAGATTCCCAACGACAATCAGCATTAGCATCATGAATAGCATCAGCGAATGCAAATAATTCTTCATTCTGCACTGGCTTGTAACGCTTTCCAACTGTTGCAAGAACATCTGTTCCCTTGTTGAATGGGTTGTCACGAATTACAAGAGATGCGGTAGATACATCATTCCAAGATTCTGGAATATGCTCAGTGATTGGAGATAGACGAACATTCCAATTAGCCAACTTTGCTTCTTCAAGCATTGTCTGTGTAGTTACTTCCTCATCTTGTGTAAAGATTCGGTTAGCAAGATTGTGCCATGCAGGTGCACCACGAAGAGCAAAAGCAACTTCGCCGTTTTCCATTTCTAGATTATGAGCCATGAATTTATTTCCTTTCGATTGGTTATTGTTGTAAGTATAACAGGTGCCACTGACATTGTCTAGATTAAACACTCATTTGTCCAAATTGTGACATGTGATCATTCTCACAAAATTCCAGGGTTATCCACAAGTACTCGTAAGCCTGTGGATAACCCCTCACCTTTGGGGGCAGAACTGGGAGATCCCAGCTCTACTCTAGTTTAAAGCTTATACGTGCAGCGCTTTGAATTTTGCTTTTTAGTTTGTGCACAGTGTCTTCATCAAAAAACATTGCTGTTATCTTTTTCTTTTTCTGTGCGTCATAAGCATAAGCATTAACACGTCCGCTGAATTGTTTGATGTTACTAATTACTAATTCAGTTAAATATTCTTTATCGACTCCGCTATCTGAATAGATAGTTAAATCATTTAACTTGTTTGCGTCATAAATTTCTACACGAAAACGATTTTTCATTTTATTGCCTTTGTTAGTAGTTACACCGAAGTGTGAGCAGTTTGGCGACTTACTCAGGTCGTTGGTTTATTTAGAGATAACGAGCAACCGCTTGATAAGTTGATGTGGAAACTGTTTCCTCATCTGTCATCTGCAAGATACGGATTGCGTTAGAGATTTCCTCTTTCTGCTCACGATAGTTGTAGATAGAGATTTGCTCAAAATCCTTGATAGGCTCTTTAGGCAAGTCCTTCTCTGATACTGTGAGGTCGAAGTCAATGTTTAACTGATTATTCCAAGAACGGAAGTTAGTGCGGAAGTTTTCTGCCTTCTTGATGTTTGCTACTGCATAATCAACAAGTTCCTTCTGCCAAGCCTTACGAGCCTTTTCATACTTTGCTTCGTTGGCTTCTTGTGATGTGTAGTCAAGTTCTAGTTTTGCTAGTGCGCCTTCTAGTGCCTTGATTACCTTTGGTGTTGCAATTTTAACTGAGATTGCTTTGCTTCTAGCCATGTGTTTCCTCTTTCGTTAGGTGGGTTAGTGGTTTATTAAGTTGTAAGTATAGCAGAGGGGTCTGACATTTCTGCGACCCCCCTGCTTTTAGGCTATGCGCCTAATAGTGCCTTAGCAGATACCGAAGTCCAACGAGTTTCCTTTGTTGGCATTTCTAGTAGCACACGCACCGAGCCAGATGCCTGTGGGTGGATTTCTTTAATCACACCTGTTTTCTTTGACTTTAGTGTGGTGAATAAATCGCCCACCTGATAGAGATGATTATCTATTGTCATTTATTGCCTCTTTTCTTTGTTAGGTTAGTAGTATAGCATTGGGGTCTGACATTAGTCTAGCCCTATCTCATTATTTGAGAATGTTATTATGTGACCTTAGTCACTTTCAGGTAGCCAAGCGTGGAGATGGTGCTGGTCTATAATTGCGTGAGCGGGTGCGTGGGTGCTTCCTCGATACGATACGCCTTCGGGCATTTCGATCAATTTATCATAGTCCTCGTCATAGTATGCGTCAATAGCCTCGATACATGGTTCGACCATAGATAATGGAACGGGCGGGTAATGATTACTCTGTAGATGAATAGAAATAGCCATTTCTAAATCTAACTCAGTAGATAAATCTAGTGCTGTATTGTATCCCATTAGTTAGCCACCTTTAGAATTGCATAAGTACCATTTTTATTTATTTCATCAAGGATAGGACCTAAGCGAGAGCCTACCAATTCTTTTAGCATTCCTTCAAGCATTTGCACACGCATTGACTCGTCAAGCATTTGCATTTGGTGAGTAACTGGATGGCCTTCTGCAAACTCAGTTATGAACTTTAGACTATGTTCTACTATCATTTTTTGCCTTTCGTTGTTGGTATAAGAGTATTATAGCGTATAGCACTGACATTACCTAATCCATTCTCGGCGTGTCGCAGCTTTTGTGATAATACTCACATTTCCAGGGGTTGTGGATAACTTACTTAAAGCTGTGGATAACCCCTCTCTTTTGGGGGCGGAGCCCTAAAAGGATTTTAGGACTGCCCATATTGCTATAGGTATTGGTAATACAAGTACACTGCATAGTATAAATCCAATCACGGTACCAATTAATTCTGCCATTATTTTTTACTCGCAGAAAATCTAATGTCGGCTTTTCCGTAAACGCAGAGACCGCAAGAAACGCATGCGGATCCATTACTAGAGATAAGTGGAATACTTTTCATATTCTCAGGGCATTTAGCGCCAGGCTTGCCAGTCAATTCTTTCATTGTGTCTTCAGTTGCAGCGAATGTCTTTCCCAAATAGGCCAGGCGGACCTTGGAATTAGTTTTCAAATCGAATGCTATTTCTTTATTTTCATCATCCGTGGAATAGTACAGTGAAAGATTAGTAACATCTTTTAGAATAAGCGCTGCAGACTTTACTCGTGTATAAACCCAAAATTGAACATCAGGATGATTAGAAATAATTACTTTCCATGCGTATGTATAAATATCATTAAAGAAATCTCCGTCCCAGTGTATACGGAATAATTTAGGGGCGCCTTTCTTTTCACAATCAGCAATAAATTCAACAATCATCTCATCTAATAGAATAAGCATTGTATCCATATCGGCATTGCGTAGCAATTCCCAATTGTGTAGCAGATTAGTTTTTACTCCAGGGAATAACTTTTCGAGTTTTCCTGCGTAGCAAACGCTTTCACAAATACTAGTGGCACCAGGGCACGAGTAAGCCTTTCCAGCAGGTAATCCGAAAGTGTTAGCAATTGCGGCTTGCTTTCCATTTTTTGTGACAAGGTTAGCCACCTTTCTATCGTTAGAGCGTTTCAATTTCATAGGGGTAATTATAGCGGTTAGGTCTGACATATTAGTAATCCTCATCCATACCGTGGCCAGCGGAAGCAAGGGCGTCGGAGTCGGCCCAGCCAGTTAGTTCATAGAATTCCATTTCCTCAGACGCATAGCATTCAGCGCAGGTATAGTCATCACCATAGACTTCATAATCTTCATCAGAATAGAAAATTTCTTGAGCCCCGCAAATTTCATAGTTAAGACAAGCAACAGTAAATTGTTCCATTAGTAGCACTCTCCACATACTGGGTAATAGTATTCCCCGTCGTCGGTTACAAATTGGGTAGTTTCTTGGTCGCATGCGATACAGTTGTTCATAATTGAACCTTTCGTTGGTTGAATGGCAAGTATAGCAGAATATACTGACAAAAACTAATCGACACGCCGCATTTTCAGGAGCTTTTTAAAATGTGTCGTAATTCACATTTGGACCCCTCTCCTTTAGGGGCCGCCCTTACATTATTCTAGATCAATTTTCTTTTTGTGTTTTATTTTTCTAAAATACTTTTTTTTATTGCGTACAGGTTGCGCCGCATTACTGCGACGCAATTCCTGAATACGCTTTACTTTATCTCGAAGTGAATTTTGGGACATGATACCCACTCGCTTCATGAAATCTGCTTACATCAAATCGCTCATTATCTTTCGCAAACATCTCTGCGAAATCATTTACAATTTTAGAAAATAAGGCAGGGTGAGTTTTATCGCTGGCATACTTTAAGATTTCAGCGGTTGCCACATAGTCTTTGCGAGTCATCATTTTGTTACGACCTTTCGACCTTCACGATAAAAAGTTTTTGTATACATTTTGCCAGTTGGCATTTGTAAATTTACAGTTGAGTATTCATTAGCAAATCCCCAATCGGTGAACGCTAAAAAATCGGTGAACGCTTCTAAAGCGTCTACATAGTTTTTATTCCAGTGGATAGGCTGGCTATCATAGGCTAAAGTAATCTGGTACATAGTTTCCCTTTCGTTAGTTAAAAAATAAATCTTGTTCTTTGCCGAAATCGCAATCGCAAGTTTCGACATCGAAATCATTTTCGTTTCCGAAAAAAATTAAACCTGTTGAGTTACACTCTGAGCAATCTATTCGCATTACTGAGTTAATCACGCTTCACACTCACATTCTTTTGAGTAATCAAATTCGCAGAAATAGCAACCCATTTGTTCGCCGTGTGCTTTACACACATAAATAAATTGGCTTTCATCACAATGAAATTTCATTTCATCTTTAATAAAATAAAACTCGTTTTCATCTAAATAATTTTTAATCATTTAGTCACCTACCTTTACGGCAACGGCTCGGTAAGTAGTATTTCCAAACCATTTTGATTTTCCGCTAGTTGTAGAATAAACAGGGCGTACCTCTACACGATACGCTTCCGCGCCGTCATAGTGTAGGCAGGCTGGGTGTTTTTCTGCTGAGATAATCTCTCCCTCTACTGAGCGAGAGCGGTACATTTTGCCGATAAGTAAATCTTCGACAGTATAGACATTTGCTGACATTAGTTGTCACCTTTCGTTTGTTGATAGTAGCAATTATAGCCTATGGGTCTGACATTTTCACATTACTAGCCAGTAATTCCACATAATAAGACGCTCAAGTCGTGTGATAAAGGTCACATAAAAATGTCCGTTTTGTCTGTCAAATCGACACGCCGTAAAATTCCAGGGTTTTTATAACTCTTTCATAACGACACGCCCGACCCCGTGCCTTTGCGGGCGGATCAACTTTGTCAAGTCGACACGCCGCTAGTTATTGAAAATCTTTTAGAATTTCATCTAGCTGATTTATTTGCTCATCGTTAAGATGATCTAATTGAATTGTTTTTTCAAATCCAAATAAGTCGCTCATTCATTTTCCATTTCTGCTAGATAATCCTCGTGTTCAATAAGCCCAATTGAAAATGCGATAGGGTCGCAACATTCCAAAATCTCGGCGGGAGTAAAAGTTGAATAACCAATTTTTACAGTTGGATAAACATCATTTAGTAAATCAATAAAACTTTCTTTGATTTCTAAATCAATTTCAAATTGCGATTTCATCTGCAACCTCTTTCCATTCAAAACAATAAGAATCTGAAACAAAAGTATTTTTCACAACGCTATCAAATAAAGATAACGCTTGATTTTCGTCCTCTGCGTCTATGTCTAACCAAACGCCGAATGTGTATTTTTTCATTTATTTATTCTCGCAATTCTCGTGTCGTGTTTTTGGCGCAAGGACTACTTGCCCGCATACGCATTCATTCATTAGCCCGCTAGGGTAATCTCTTACAGTTGCGAATGTTGTCCAATTACTAGCCATTATTCAAACGCCCCTTCATTTAGTAATCCTAATTCAATGTTGAATAATTCATCGGGTGTTGCCTCGGATAAATCTACCCAGCCAGCACCCTCATCATCTATGCGAAAGATTTCTACATAACCCATTTATTCTGCCTCCTTAGTATTGAATAGAGAGGACATCTTATCATTAGCCTCTGACATTGTTGCGATAGCCTTTAATAGGCTAGCCTTGCGTTGCGCCTCAACGTGCGCCTTGTATTCTTCAAGTGTCATTTTAACGACCTTTCGTTGTTGTTATAGTAGGAATTATAGCAGAGGGGACTGACATTTACCACACGACACGCCGTATTTTGATAAATCTTTTTTTGTGATAAACATCACAAAATTCAAGGGTTTTCCACAGACATACGTAAGTTATCCACAGCCCCCACACTTCGTAGGGGCAGCTATCGCCCATGTCAAGGCGACACGCCGTTAGCCTAGTGTGAGTTATCCCACTCTCTAAAATCGGCTACGATCTCACGCCACATCATGCGCCCCATGTATAGGGCGGGTACTAGAAGGGCTATCTGTACTAGTGTAGTTATTAGTCTATTCATTAGTTATCCCAACTTAGTGCGAATACTTTTGCTAGTTCTTCATCATCTACATCATCAAAGTCATCTAGTGGAGGTTGTTCTTCATCTACCTCATCTAGGTATGCGTATGCGTCTGATACAGACGATTGGATAGACTCGTATTTGTCTATGCTATTTGTAGCGTATGAGTATGCGTATGACATTAGTTCTGTTCTACCTTTCGCATGTGTGCTACAACATTTTTAGAAACCTTTTGCAGGTCTGCTACGACCTTATTCATTTCGTCTGCGCTCTTAGCGGTGAACCCTGCGCCTAGTAGTTGAGCGCCGTCCCATAGTGAGTATGTGATAGTCATTATCTGTTATTCTTTCGTTAGTAGTTATAGTGGAATTGTAGCGTATAGGGCTGACATTATCAAGCCGACACGCCGTATAGCGAGAGGGTTAGGGTGTGAGTTACCTCACACGCCATTCTGTCCACATAGGCAGACGCTCAGGGTCAGTATCATCATACCAACGCTCTATGTTCTGCTCGCAATCTTGGCAGAAAGTGTATTGAGTATCCAACACCTCTGAGATAGCAGACTTCATAGGGTTGTGCTCTCGGCACATTGTGTTTAGTGTAATCATTTGACTACCTTTCTTGTTAATCACCTTGATTAACTCTTATGTCTTAAGACTATCATGGGGGTCTGACAAATTTCAACTCGCAAAACGGACATTAAGGACAAATTAAAAAAATAGTTAGTGAGATGGGTCACATTTGCCTTAATATGTGCGGTCTATCTAGACAAAACGGACATTAAAATAGTGTGTATCGTACAAGATAAAAATATATTAACATTTTCTGAAATCTGAAAAAGCTTGACATCGAAAATATAAATAGTATAATTTTTCTAGGGGGGTCGGGGGGTCAGTAAATCAATAAATAATAAATATTAAATATATAGTAAGACCTAAGACCTAAGATCAAGTGATACAACCAAAAAAAATATTTTATTAACATTTTACTATATTCAAAATAATAGTCAACTAGAATAATACTGATATAATTAATCATATGGTTGAAAAAATAATATGGCAGACACATAAGTTTAAATATGAAGACCTGCCAGAGATATATCTAAAAAACTCTAAAACCTGGATAGAAGGTTTGCCAGGTTGGGAGTACAGATACTTTTCAGACATAGATGTAGAAAATTTTATAAAAGAATTCTATCCTCAATACCTAACTATATATAATTCAATAAAGCCAGGGATGTACAGGGCAGATATTTGGAGATACCTAGTTGTATATAAATATGGCGGTATATATGCAGACATGGATAGCATCTACTCAGAAGATGGCATGCACGGAGAAGAGTGTTTCCCATGCAAAATGTTTTTAAAGTCTTATCCTATAGAATTTAGCGGGAAACTCAATGTTTGCGTAGAGCATGAAACAAACGGTGCAATAAGAGATGTCTTTACACAGGCAGTATTTATGGCGGGAGCAGGGGATCCAGTACTAGGACAAATTATTGAAGAGATGTTTAGAAAACTAAAAGAGATATCAAATAGCATATACGAAAATACTCCAGACTTTGTATGGATATTAGCTACAGGACCAGAAATGTATACAAATGTTGTAAATAAAAATTTAGACAAAGTAAACCTTGCATGTTTTCCAGCAGAGCATGGAGAATTTCATAAAGATGAAGTAGATATAGATATTCATCTAACTTGGAATATTGCAGTCGACTAGAATATAGAGTACAATAGATACATGAATACGATATTTGCAATAGCCGTAGTAGCAGTAATAGTTTTTATCCTAGGTACTGTTTCATACATAATACGCTAGTCCCTAGGGGATATAGCTTAATTTGGTTAAAGCACTTGTCTTATATACAATAGATTCTGGGTTCAAATCCCAGTATCCCTACTTGGAGGAAATATGAATGAAGTAAGAGTGCCAGATGAATGGCCAAGACATAAGAAGATCAAGTTTCTTATTGTCACTATTATTATAGTAGCTTTGTTTGTTTTGTTAAGTATATAAAATGGAAATGTTTAATTACGATTTAATCAAACTTCATCCTAATTTTACACAGATTGAAGAAAACGTCTGGGTAATTAAAAACTTTATCTCAGATGAAATTTGCGACTCACTTGTTGAGTATGCTGAATCTCAGCCAGAAGAAAAATGGTGGGAAAGAAATAAAAGAGAATGGTGGCATGGCAAATTTTTGTTTGCTGCTGAAAACGACAGAATAATTAAAACCTTTATTGATATTAAAGAAGAAATAGCAAAGTTATTTACAGAAGACTGGTTTCTCAGCGATATGGCCTCTATCCATAGAATGCAAAAAGGAGAAGGCATGTTTGAGCATTCAGATAATCCAACAGAAAGTATGGGCAGAAACAATTTTGTAGAACTATCGTTTGTTCTCTATATAAGTGATTTTGAGGGCGGAGAGATATACTATCCAAAAATCCCAATGGAATATAAGTCGGAAAAAGGAGATCTTCTTATACATCCAGGAGTTGGAAGATACTTCCATGGGGTACATCCAGTAACTAGTGATGCAGTCCGATATGTAACAACAGCTTTTGCATACGATAGAAGAGTTAAAGAGCTTAGGGATAAAGGTCTAGTATATGAGGATGTTAATTCTGGTCAACCAATAAATGAAATTACTGAAGCTCAAGCAACTGGAGAGAATGGACCATTAAATGAATAAAATGTGGAAAATGTTAGGACTGCTTGCAACTCTTGTACTTTCAGGTGCTTTGCTAAATCAAATTTTAAATTTGGCGGGGGATTTAGAAATCTTTGATTTTGATCTAAATGAAGACATTGATAAGGATATATCCTAATGTCAAAGATCTATATGTTTGGAAACTCCCATGTATCTAACTATGCAGCATCTCTTGAATACTATGGTAATCCGTATACCTTAAAGTGGAGATCTTTTAATTCCGCCAGTCCTGAGCCATTTTATGGAAATATTAAGTTAAAGGAAATTACATTCTCTTGGCTCATACCTTCGGCTGCATGGACAACTGTAGAAGATCCAAGTATTTTAGAAAAGATGTCAGAAGGCTTTGACATACAAGAAGACGACATTGTAATTGTACATTGGGGAGATCAAGATATATTAAGACATCTACCAGGACATAAAAATGAGATGTACTTGGTACAAGCATATATAAACCGTATAAAGGATCACTTTAAGTGTAGGGTCATTTTTCTTGAGCCCGTCCCAATTCCTGAAGAAAGCTTTGTATGTCCAATAGAAGACTATAAGTTTGTTTATTCAAGGGAAGATATTATTGAAGCTTATGATAACTTTGTTAAAATTTTGCGTGAAGGTGCAGAAACAATATCTATACAAAATAACATCATATCTTCATTTAATCTAACAGAAAACGAAACAGATGATGGAGCTCATTTAAACCAAGAATATTCTAGAAGCCTTATAGCCCACATAAGAGGCGTTCTTGATGTCTGAGTATGGGTCGCATCCTCAAAATGGCTTAAATCGGCTACAGAAGACTTATGAGATATATGAGGTTCTTCTTCCGCGCCGCACTTTTCGCACTTTCACTATATCAACACCAATTGGGATAGAGTAATCATATGGAACTAAATAAAGAATACATATCTGGTGATATATGGAAGATAGAAGACTTCATAACCGAAGAAGAGTGTTCAATAATAATGAATGACTGTATAAACGAAGACTGCTGGTTTGGAGACCCAGGAGCTTTTGAAAATGGCAACAAATCAGAGTTAACAGAAAGCGCAAAAGAAACTTTATCTAAAATAAATTTAAGAATTATAGCAACTATGAATAACGATAACGAAATGGCCAATGCGGTAGACATGATTCAAAGAATGACTATTAATAGCGGACCAAATGAAAAATGGGCTCTACCTCCCCATACAGACACTCATGATGGAGGAGATAGTCTTCATGTAACTAGGGGTTATGTACTGTATTATAATGATAATTTTGAAGGTGGAGAGATTATGTATCCAAATCAAGGAATAACTTTAAAGCCAAAAGCAAGAATGCTCATATCTCATCCAGGAGGAGAAGAGTATTTACACGGAATTAAAAAAGTAACTAATGGTGTTAGATATATGACAACTGGCTTTGTATTTGATAAAGAATATTGGTTTAAAAGAACTTTAGGAAAGTAAGAAACCCACTCAGAGGCGGATCCGAATGGGTTTAGCACTTACGTGCATACGTAAGGAGTTTTATCTCAACTTACGTAATACTATTTAGTTCTCTTTCTATTAAAAAATTTAATAAAAAGGTTTTCTATTCTACACTCAAGACACTTACAATTTGACAGAACTTGCTGATCCATTCTAAAGTATGGAGTTTGCATTACTTTACCAAAATGTTTAGGTGTCATACATCAATTATATCACTTATTCTTCAACTAATATATTGTTTTCGTCTAGCTTGTCAAAAATTGCGCTCATTAAATATTGAACTGCTGGTCTACTTTGAGTAACCTTTTCTGTTGTGTCTTCTGCTGACATTCCAGCTTGCAAACACATCATTGTATTACCATTTTGATAAACATTGGTCATTAATTCAATTACTGAATCTCTGTCTTTATTCATTTTCTTCTCCTGGAGTGTATGAAGGGTCTGGTCCTAATAGATAGCCCTGTTTATGATATTCTACCATTTTTTCTGTACTTTCACTACCCGCCAAGTTATTTGCAATTAACGTAAGCACATCATATATTCGGTGTAACATAATATAATTAACCATGGGTAGGTTATCTTCTAAATTTACTTGCTCGTCACTCATTTGGCCTTCCCAAATCTTCCCAAAAAATTTCTCTCCCCATACTGTCTGTTATCTGCATAGGCTTTGATTCTGTACCACATGTACAGGAAACTGAATCACATTTTTGCATTTCTTTTAACCGCCTTAACTATTTCTTCATATGTAGAAATTCCTATATTTTTAGTGTAATCACATTCTAAGCAATATAAGTATATCTCGTCTGAAAGGTTTTGGTTTGAAAAAAGAATGGATTGGTCTACTGGGCATAAAAACTTTTCAACCAACCCTTCTTCTGACATGGAGATGTAGGCTGATACATACTGTACCTTCATCCCATCTCCTTTACTTTGTCGGAAATTTTAAATAAAATTCCTTAGCTCTTGGGGTTAAACCCTTCCAAGCTGACCAATCACTGCCGCCATTAGTCATGTAGTACGTTATCTCTGCGTTTGTTACTGGGTCGAATAACTCCTTGTTACTCTTTAGGTCAAATTTCTCAAGTCTCGCAGGACCAAGATTTCCGATCATGTTTATTTGAAATAGTCCATAAGAACTATCTCCTGTATTCCTATTCCCGTTATATGCAAGCGGTCTTCCATTAGATTCACGCTTTGCTATGGACCAAGCTTTTTTAAGGCCTACCCCTTCGAATCCTACAGTCGTAAGTAATTTTACCAACTCTTGATCTGTAAGCATTTCAGATGGCTTGTAAACTTGTTTACTAAAACTATCTAAAACTTCTTGCTTTAATTGGGCTTCAGTTTTCACTAAAGGTTCTACAGTAAGTGCATTAGCTGGGCTTCCAGAAAATAAAAATAGTGTTGTCACTATAATTACTGTCCAGTCACGAACTAAATCGCTAAACTGCTGTTTTATATTCTCCATTGGCATTTCCTCCTCTAGAGATAACGAACTATAATCATAACATTGATTTATAGACATTGTCAAGCTAGTTGACTATAATTAAATATCATAATGTGAGATTTACAAAAATATTTTTAACCTCTAGACCACTAAATAAAAGTTTGATACACTAGGACTTCATCTAAAAATTAAAACCGCAAGGCGGAGAAAAGGTCGTATATGTCTTATTTTACTGAAAAACCACTACAACTTATAGATACAAGCGTATCTGCAAATACAATTGAAAACCCATATGAAAACTTTATTGCTTTATCAAGATATGCAAGATGGGTAGAAGAAGACAATAGGCGAGAAACATGGAAAGAAACTGTAGATAGATATTTTAATTTTATGTTAAATAATTTAAATAAAAACTTTAACTATGTTCCAGATGAAATACTTGTATCTAATCTAAAGGATGCTGTATATAATAGAAACGTTATGCCGTCTATGAGAGCTTTAATGACATCTGGATCAGCGTTAGAACGAGATAATGTTGCAGGGTATAACTGTGCTTTCTTACCAGTTGATTCTCCCCGCTCATTTGATGAAACGATGTATGTTCTTATGTGTGGAACAGGTGTAGGATTTTCAGTTGAATATAAGTACATTAACCAATTGCCACCAGTCCCACTAGAATTTGAAAAAACTAACGATGTAATAATTGTTGAAGACTCAAAGCAAGGATGGGCAACTGCTTATAGAACATTGCTAGAAAATCTTTGGGACGGAAAGATTCCATCCATAGATGTTACTAATGTAAGACCAGCTGGTGCTCGTTTAAAAACAATGGGCGGCAGATCTTCAGGCCCACAACCATTAGTCAATCTTTTTGATTTTACAATTTCAAAATTTAAAAGCGCAGCGGGCAGAGCCCTTAAGCCAATTGAAGCTCATGACATAATGTGTAAAATTGGAGAAGTTGTTGTTGTTGGAGGAGTTCGCAGGTCAGCCATGATTTCTCTTTCAAACATTAATGATATTGAAATGGCACACGCAAAAGCTGGAAATTGGTGGGAATCTAATACTCAAAGAGCATTGTCAAATAACTCTGTTGCATACTCACGTAAACCAGATATGGAGCAATTTATTGCAGAATGGAAATCTTTATATGATTCAAAATCTGGAGAACGAGGCATATACAATGTTGCAGCAGCACAAGCTCAAGCGGCTAAATATGGCAGAGACCCAAATATTCACTATGGAACAAATCCTTGTTCTGAAATTATTTTAAGACCGTATCAGTTTTGCAATCTATCTGAGGTTGTTATACGTGAGAATGATGATGAAGAGTCAGTAACTCACAAAGTTAAGTTAGCCACAATTCTTGGAACATGGCAATCTACTTTAACAAACTTTGATTATATTCGTGATATCTGGAGAGAAAATACTGAAGAAGAAAGACTTCTTGGAGTTTCTTTAACTGGTCAGTTTGGCAACAAGCTATTTGCTGGCAAAGCTAGATCTGCTGGTTCTTTTGAATTAACAGAAGGCGGAGGATTAGTATATGATGAAGACATTATTAATAAAGACAACATGCTTAGACTAGAGCACATACTTCAAAGAATGAGGACAAAGGCAAGGGAGACAAATGCAATTGAAGCAAAAAATATTGGAATTACTCCATCTGCATCAATTACATGTGTTAAGCCCTCTGGAACAGTCTCACAGCTCGTAGGAGTATCTTCAGGAATGCACCCTTGGCATTCACCATACTATATTCGCACAGTTAGAGGATCAAAAGGAGATCCAATTTCTGTATTTCTAAAAGAGGTTGGTATTCCAGTAGAAGATGATGTCATGAAGCCAAATGACACATACGTTTTTTCATTTCCAGTAAAAGCACCAGAAGGTGCAATTATTAGAAATGATTTAACAGCCATAGATCATCTAAATACTTGGTTAGTTTATCAACGTGCATGGTGTGAACATAAGCCATCAATTACAGTTTCAGTAAAAGAAGAAGAGTGGATGGAAGTTGGCGCATGGGTATATAAGCACTTTGATGAAGTGTCTGGAATTTCTTTCCTCCCCCATTCAGACCATTCTTACAAGCAAGCACCCTACCAAGAGGTAACTAAAGGAGATTACGAAGAGCTTCTTGCCAAGATGCCAAAAAATATACGATGGGAAGATCTTTCTTTCTATGAAACAGAAGACGGCACATCTACAAATGCTACGCTTGCGTGTAGCTCTGATGGAAACTGCGAACTTGTGGATATCTCAGCATAGTGGTAAAATTATAGTATTCGGGTAAACCGAAAATTCCTGGGCAACCCGCCCACGAGGAGATGACAATATGGCTAAATTTGCAAAAGCAGATTTAAACAAAGATGGAAAGGTAACAATGCAGGAACAAATCCTATCAGCACTATCAAGCTACGGAAGAGCATTCCTATCAGCAGCACTTGCTCTTTACATGACTGGAAATACAAATCCTAAAGACCTTTTGCTTGGCGGAGTAGCAGCAGTTGCACCCGTTATCCTAAAAGCGTTAAACCCTAACGATAAGAGTTTTGGGTTCACAAACAAGGCTTAATAAGTAGTCAATTAGAAATACTCCTGTGCTAAAATTAGTACAGGAGTATTCCTATTTAGGAGACTATGGCAAATGGCAGGACAAAAGAACTTTGAAGTAGATCAAAACGCAACTTTTACCTTTATTACAGAATATAAAGATTCAAGTAACAATGCAATTGATCTTACTGGCGCATCTGCAAAAATGCAGATACGTGATACAAAAGGTGGAGCTAAGTTAGCAGTAACTTTAACTTCTCCATCTGGTGGAATTGTAATTGATGGACCAAATGGTAAATTAACTATTAAATTAACACCAACTCAAACAAACAAACTCTTTTATCCAAAATCGTCATATGACATTATGGTTGTCGATTCTAACGGGAACAAAATAAAACTCCTAGAGGGTTTTATGACTCTCAATAGATCGGTGACTATATAATGGCTGAATCCGTAGTAGTTAAAGAAACATTAAATAAAGTAACAATATCAACTCCTGGCCCACAAGGTCCAAGAGGACGAACTATTTTAAATGGTTCTGGATCACCTTCCAATAACCTTGGACTAACTGGTGATTTTTTTTATGATGTTGTTACAACAAGATTTTATGGACCAAAACCAAGTGATGAGACTTGGGTAGGTGCACAAAACTATATTTTAAATAACCCACCTACGGACTATTCATTTAGATATTCATGGGAACTTTCACAAGTTACTGGACCTATTGCAAATACATATAGCGTTATAATATTGCACAATTTGGGTTTTTATCCCAACGTAACAGTAAAAACAAGCGCAGGAGATATACTAGAAACTGGTATAGATTACAACAATATAAATCAAATTACACTGACAATGGCTCAACCATTTTCAGGGACAGCACATCTGTCTTAAAAGGGAGAAGAAGAAATGGCAAGAAAATATGCGGTCAGCTTAGACCTTAATAAGAATGAGCTGTTAAATGCAAGAATTCAAAACCTGGGATCAGCACCATCAAATCCAGTCTCAGGTCAAATTTACTACAACAACGTTTCAAACGTTCTATTTTTCTATAATGGAACAGAGTGGACACCAGCTTCTGGTTCTACTGAAGTAATTCAAGATGTCATTGGTTCGTCCGTACTAGCAGGCACAGCACTTACTGCAACTTACAACGACCCAGCAGGAACAACAACACTAAAATTAAATGACACAGCAGTAACAGCTGGTTCATATGGGTCAACAACAAAGATTCCATCGTTTACAGTTGATGCACAGGGTAGACTAACTGCTGCAAGCGAGTCAGATGTAGCCACAAACCTTTCAATTGCTGGAGATACTGGAACAGATACAGTAAATCTACTTTCAGATACATTAACTGTATCTGGCGGAGAAGGAATTGATGTAGCAGTAACAAATAATACAATTACAGTATCTGCAGAAGATGCAACCTATACAAATAAAGGTGTTGCTTCATTTAGCTCCACAGATTTTACAGTTACAGCAGGAGCTGTATCTCTTAACAAAGACCCAGTAATTACTCTTTCAGGAGATGTAACTGGTTCTGCAACAATGACAAATCTTGGTGACGTAACAATCACAACAACAGTTCAGCCGAATTCAGTAGCACTTGGAACTGATACAACTGGAGACTATGTAGCAACAATTGTTGGAACAGCTAATGAAATTACTGTTTCTCCAAATAGTGGAGAGTCGGCAGCAGTAACAATTGGTTTGCCAGACAATGTTGAAATTACTGGAAACTTACAAGTAGGTGGAAACCTTAATGTAATAGGAACAGTTAACTCTGTAAATACCACACAGATTAACATTGAAGATAATAAGGTAAAGCTTAACAGTAATGCAACAGGAACTCCTGTAGCAGATGCTGGACTTCTTGTAGAGCGTGGAAATGAAGCAGATGCT